TCAGGCTTGCTGTTTGGCGTAGAAATCGCGTTCTCGAGCTACGAACGGGCGCAGCAGTGTTGTGGTGCCAACCGCACACAGCAGGAAGATCGCGCCCACAGGGCCAAGCCACATCAGTCCCAAATGGGCGTTGACCAGTCCACCAACCGCGGAGCCGACCGCGATGCCGATGTTGAACGACATGGAATTGAGCGATGCGGCCAGATTCAGCGATCCCGGATGCGACTGAGAGGCAACATCCATATATAGCACCTGCGAGGCGGAATTCTGCAGATACATGCGCGACTCGACGAAACTCCAATGATGGCAACGGTTGAAACCGTCAATCAAGCCGACGTGCCCACATTTTGCCCACGTCACGCGGCAAGACTCCGCCCCTCGCCAATCGCCTTGACCAGCAAGCCATTCATCGCCTCGCCAACGGCATCCAGATCATCATCGAACAGGTCGGCATACACGTCGAGGGTCATAGCTGCGCTCTTATGTCCTAACTGCCGCTGCACGGCCTTGACATTCGCACCGGCGTGCACCAGCAGCGAGGCGCACGTGTGGCGCAGGTCATGCACCGTCATCGACGCGGCGGCATCCTCGTCAAGGACCGCGCGCTTCGCACGGCAGAACCAGTCGCCACGGTAGCGTCCATGCGCGCGCCGAAGATACGAACCTGTGTGCCTGTCAGGAAAAAGCAGATCTGACGGCCGACGGCCAGCGCACGCCTCCTCAAGGCATGGCCTGAGCAGACTCGGGAAAATCACAGTGCGAGTCTCGCCGGTCTTCGTGGTGCCGACCACGAAGTGGTCCCTGATCTCGGACACAGTGCGCAGGACGTGGATGCGCTGACGTGCGAAATCGACGTCACCGACCTGCAAGCCGACCAGCTCGCCCCAGCGCAATCCGCAGAGGCCCAGCGTGAGTACGATGGGCCGATGCCAGCCGGAAGCGTCCGCCAAAGCCAGCAATTGGTCGACGCCAAGATAAATATGCTTTTTCGGTATCATCCTGGGCAAGGCGATGTCTTCGCATGGATTGTCGTGGATGCATTTATCGGCCTTGGCTTTTTTGATGAGCGCTTTGAGTGTGAAAAAGGCGCGTCTGGTCAGACTCGCGCTTTTTGTTTCCGCCAGCTCGCTGACCCACACCTGCACTTCATCGTGCGTGATCGACTGGACTTCACGCAAGCCCCACTTCGGCTTGACATGGATGCGCCACACGCGGTCGATAAGGTCGATGGTGCCTGCTTTCGATTCGGTCTTCTTCGCCGCTATCCACGGCTCCCAAAAATCCTCGACCAAGCGTCTTCCGGCCTGTGGGTCGATGTATGCTCCGACGCTTTTCGCGGTGGTCACGTTGGCCGCGCCCCATGAGTCGGCGTCCATTTTGCGCCGGAAGCCGCGTTTGCCAGTCGCGCTGCCGTCCGGTTTGCGGTATCTGACTTCGTACCTTTTTCCGGCTTTGGTGGCGTATTGTCTGATTGTGTAGGCCATGCTCGCCCCTTCGTTTGCGTGGCATCAAGTCTATCAATCCGCTGTTTTTTCCTGTGTTTTTTCGTGTTTCGGCTTGCATTACTTTATTTACTGTGCTAGTATAGTTTATATCAAGGAAAGGAGGTGAACATGACACCATCGGAGATAATCACCAGCATCTCGCTTCTCGTCGCGAGTCTCGCGGCCCTCGTCAAAGCAGTGACCGGACTCATCAAGGAGATGAGGCGGAAACCGAAGAGGAAAAAGTGAGAAAGGGTTCCGGCCAGTCGTAGGGGCCGGAACCCCATACCTCCGATTATGCCATGGGACATCATGAGAACGGAATCGATAGTCAGCGCGGTGTTCGCGCTCGGAACCGCCGCCAGCGCATGGTTCGGCTGGCCGTTCGCGCTCACCGCCGGATGCGCCATCGTCAGCGCCGTCTTCGCGCTCATCGCCGGAAGGAAGGACTGACATGACCATCAAATACCTGAGCGTCACCGACGTGTCCAAGCGTCTCGGCATCAGCACCGCCGCCGTCAGCGCCTACAAGCTCCCCCAGCCGGACGCCCTAATAGGCCGCACGCGCGGCTGGCTCCCCGACACCATCGACCAATGGAAAGCGCAACGCCCCGGACGCGGAGTCGGCGGTGGCAGGCCGCGCAAGCATCCGGCGGAGTGACGTCCGCCCCGGCGCTCATCCGCGAGCGCCGGGGCGGTTTTGTTGTTGGAGGTTGGATGTTGTCAGTCTTGGATCGATGGGTGGCACTGTGCCGTGTTCAGGTATTTGATCGAGACTACATGGTGGATCTGGGTTCCTGGCATTTTTTCCTTGGCCGCGTTCCCCTTGCGTAGGGATTGCGGATAGTAGGGGCCGTCCTCTCCGCTTCTTCCGAGGCCGATGCACCAGACTGTGTTTCCCATGTAGAGGCGTATCCGGCTGTTGCCTGATTCGACCACCATGGATGCGTCGTTCAGTGCGAATGCGCTGGCTATCACGTCGGTCTTCCTCGCGAGCCATCGCGCGTCTCCGGTGGGCGCGACCCTTTTCACCGAGATCCCATGGCCGGACAGGAGGTCGGTGTACAGGCGTCGGGCGGGAAGTCTGCGGGTGCGGTTGTCGTCGGCGTAGTATTCCAGGCCGTATAGGTGGGCGAAGTTCGAGGCCTTCCATTGGACGTCCAGCGTCATCCCGTCGTCGCACGCGATTCTCGTGATCGTTCCGACGAGATTGGCGTATAGTCGGGCTGCCTTTCGGGCCTCGCCAAGCATCCGCCGCTTCGCCTCGGTCACGTTCACGCCCGGAATCCTCCCAGAAAATTAAAAGAGGGGCACCGACCAAGCGCCCCTCCGAAGCCGTGTGGCTGATCTTTTTACAGTCTTCTGCATGACTAGCGTCCCGTTTGCGCGGGAAGGGTCACGGCTCCGGTTGGTCTCAACCGTCTGGCCCAGCCGTTGGGCGAGACATCCAGCTCTCGCTGATGGCGCATCGACTCGCCATCGGATGCCTGCGGCAGCCAGCCACACGCTTCGAACCCGAAACCCTGCCCACCAGCAAAGCAGGTCCGGATCTCAAGTTCGATTGCAACGATACCCCATGACGGCGGACATTCGTCTCGCCGTGAGCGTGATCCAGACGGTATTCGCACAAAACCACCGGGCCGCCGCGACGGCGGCGGACGACCACGCAAACACGCCGAATAACAAGAAAAGCCCCTCCCCCAGCAATGCTGAGAGAGGGGCGACTCGTACTCAATGTACGAGTAGGTCATAGTATTCTTACACTTCTCCAACATGATGTTAGAGGAATGAAAGGTTTCTACTCGGAATACCGGGCCTTCAACTCGCTGGCACCGATCAACGCGCCAACCAGCACGGCCAGAGCGTTCAACGTGGTCACGATCTGGTCAACGTATGGAAGGTTCCATGCGGGGCCGACCACATGCACGAACACGGCCAAAGCGGGCAACGCGATCAACGCAACCCATTTCAATGCCTTATATGCCTTGTCCGGCAGGAGGTACTTGTTTTCCTCGCCAGTTTCCTCTTCCGGCTTTTCGCCGTCATGATTAGTCTCCTTGACTTCATCGACCATAATCAGTCTCCTTACCAGTAAAGGGTCTCGCCCGGATAGATCAACGCCGGATTGCCGGAACGGTACCCGTGGATGCTGTACATGTTGACCCTGTAATATGCGGCGATGCCGCCGAGGGTGTCGCCGGAACGAACCACGTACCGTCCACCGGTAGCGACGGTGGCCGTACTGGCCGCGCCGGTACGACGGCAGACGGTCTCGCCAGCGTAGATGACGTTCGGATTACCCGAACGGTATCCCGTGTACTGGTTCCAAGAACCGCCATTACTGGCCGCGATGCTGCTGAGCGTATCGCCGGAGCGAACAGTCACGCACACGCTGCCGCAATTCGACGTATTGGACACGGTGCCAGCGGAACCGCCGAGACGCTGGTTAACTATCGCCATCACCGTGTCATAGGCACCGCCAAGAGCCTGCCGGCGCTCATTGCCGTTGCCGTACACGCCACGAATGACCTTCGTGGCCATGTCATTGTAGTCCGGCGTGGCAGTGACCTGCGGCCTGACCGGATCATGTCTCACCTCGGCATGGGTCTTGCCGCGATCACCGTTCGCGATCTTCTGCCAAGCGTCACGCTCACCGAAGAACAGGTTCAAGTCCAACGGGCCGACACCGTTCAGATAGCCGGTGGACGCATACTGCACCATGCCCTCGCCCTTGCTTCCGGCGTTCCACGGAGTGGACTGCCAGCCGGTCGCGTTCATGTTCGCATACTGCGCCTTCCACAGCATGCAATGGGCGCGCACGTCGGACGGAATCTGATATACGGCGGAATCCTGCACGTACACGATTGGCCAGACCTTGGTACGCGAATACACCTGGTTGACCCACTGGCGCACCCAGTCGCCGTTGCCCCAAGCTGCGTTGCCGTTGGACTCCCAGTCCAACGCGAGCACGCACTGGCCCACATAGCCGTTGAACTGGTTGAGATAATGGTTCACTTCGGCGGTGACGTTGCCGCCGTCCGCGTAATGGTAGCCGCCGCAGGCCTTACCGGTCTGCCGCGCCCAATCGGTCTGGCTCCGCCAAGACGGATTCACGTAGCCGCCACCCTCCGTGATCTTCACGATGGCTGCGTCGGCGTCCACCACGCGCGTCACGTCGGCGGACTGCCATCCACTCACGTCGATGACGTCCATGTTCGCGCTGGCGACCGGCGCGACGGCGACGCACAGCACCGCAGCCAACGCGGTCAACGGCCTGCCGATATGCCGATATGGACGCTTGTGCTTCGGCTTGCCTTTGTTGTTGAGGATGCCCACATCCTCTCCTTCCCGCCCCAAGTCAAGGGGCAAATAGAAAAGCCATCCCGAAGTGGGATGGCTTTAAAAAATGATGTGAAAATCAACGCAAGTGCGCGTTGAGCAGCGCGACCGTCATGTCCTCCGTGACGTTGAGCTTCGCGGTCGTCACGCTGCTGGCCGCAAGCTTGTCGGTCGTGACTGCAAGAGCGGTGATGTTCCGCGCCTGCACGCTGTTCGCAGCCAATTTGTCGGCGGTCACAGCGTCGGCCACCACCTTGTCTGTCGTGACAGCGCCAGCCACGATGCCACCAGCCTGAATCTTGTGCGCGCCATGATTGAACACGATGACGAGCGCGGGCAGCAGCAGGTATAGGCCGACTGCGATCATGAGATGCGTCACTGCCGGTCCTCCAAGTATTTTTCGGCGGCGGCGACGATCCAGCATTGCGCGTCCAATTTCTCAAGCTTCGACAGCTCGTAGCTGACGGCCTCGCTGTGGTCGGTGTCCTTGTCGCCGTAGATCAGGCTGATGATCGTGTTTTTGATGGTGTCGCGGCAGAGCTCGTCCATACGGTCGTCGAATTTCTCGGTACGTTCGCCTAGCATTCTGGTTTTTGCGAAATGCTGGGAAAGCGGACTGTCGTAGGGCAGGCGTTCCGGCCTGACGTGCGAATACAATTCGGTCGCCAGCGCGTCCAAAGCGCCCGGCCAGACTTTCAGGCCGAGCGTGATGAGCGCGCACGCGCCACCCACACCACCGAAACCCGCTAGAAAATTTTGCAGCACATTACATCTCCTTAAAAAAATCAGTTTGGACGTGGCATGAGGTCGCCGTCGAAATAATCAAGCCCGCATTCACCCATCAGCAGGCTGTATTCCTCTTGCGAGGTGACGATCATCCTGTTGATTTTCCATACGGCGTCGCCGGTGGTGACGACAACCACGACTGGGAACGAGTTGTCCGTCGGATAGGCAGTCAGCCTGCCCGACTTGTTAAGCGTGTGAGCGAAGTCCCATCCGAATCTGATCGTGCCTGTGCCAGACACAAGTTGGCAGTATGCGCTGACGACATGCTTGGTTGGCGCGCCACTGGCGACGTTCCAGCCTCTGAAATCCACGCGGCTGCTGGTCGTGCAAACCGTCAATGGGCTGGACGCATAGTTCGTGATGATTCTCATGCCATCACCCCCAAAGGGGTTAGGCGAGCGGCATCGTGTCCCCGGTGAAATATCCGATGCCGTCGAGCAGGGTCTTGTTCGCCTGATACTCGTCCCACGTGCAGATGAGCATATTGGTCACGGTGACGGTCGGACTGCCTGACTTGACGGAATAATTCATTGACATCGGACCGGCAACGGTGGCGGTCAACGCGTAGCTGACACGTCGGCTCGCACTGACGTCGCCATACCCTCTCATCGAGATAGTGCCACCGGTGACGTTCACATAGGCGCTGACCAAATATTTCGTCCCTGGCTTGTTCTGAATGGTCGTGATATCCACCCACTTGTCGGTTTTCAGGGCGATGGTCGAGGATGGGCTCGTGCATAGGTTCGTGACCATCATCGGGCATCACCCGCCCGACGGACGCTCCTATGCGCGCGGCATCGTATCCCCGGTGAAGAAGCCCGGAAGCCCCCCCCCAACGCCAGTGTCGTAAGTGGACTTGGATTCGAGGAGGATGTCTCTGATCAGCATGAATTTGCCGACCGTGGACGGTGGCACGACACGTATAAGCAATTGCGTCGTGTTGGCTGGAATCGTGATGTCCGCGCTAATCAACTTCGTCTGATTGTCTGCGATACCGGTCTCGTACAGGAGGGTGAATCCGGCACCGACGCCCGCATAGACGCGGAAAAGTGCGCCGGAGCCTTGCGCATAGCAGATTGCGTGAATGTGATACACGCCGGCCCGTGGAAGATCGACTCCCGTAAGCTGGTATTGCGCGTATATGTCACCACTGCCACTGGTCGTGGCGCGCAGCCACCGGAAGCCGCTGACGGTCGGAAAATCCACAGTGCATCGCATTGGCACGCATTTGAAAATGGTGTTAGCCACGTTCGGGTCGGGAAAGAGGTTAGTCCTCAGTGTCATCATCCACCCCCTTGGTTGCGTCGAGCACATCCTGCGGGATCAGTTTCATGGCCGCCGTGAGTTGGCTGTTAAGGATTGCGATTTGCTTGTTGAGTGCGCCGATCTGTTGTGCGAGCTGGTCGATGACCTGATTCGCGTCGGCTGGAATCTGAGTCAAAATAAGTCTCCTTTTAATGCGAAATCCCCACAATCCGATTGGATTGCAGGGGTTGAAAAATGTGGAATGCGGGATTAGTCGGCGGCGGTCATCGTGTCGATGCGAGTCACCGTCTTCAATTCGCCAACAGTGAGCGTCCGGCTAAGATTCGTCTTCACGTCCGTGATTGTCACGTTCGCGCCGGTCTGGTCGAACGTAGCGAGCACGCCACGCTGATAATCACGCCACGATTCCACGCCCGCCGCATCAGTGCTGGAATATTCGAGTCCGAGGCGGCACAATTCCGCCTTCAGGCTCTCCTGCGGCGGGCGAAGGTCAAGGACTCCCGAAGCCGACACGTCGGCATCATCCTTCTTGCCGGTATCCGGTGCCATGCCATGCACGTCACCCGTGATCGCATTCTCATTGCTTTCATCAGCCATAATCAATCTCCTTAATTCTGTTGGTTTTGCCTTGGCATGAGGGATTCATAGAATCGCTCCTCGCATTCGTCCAGCATCGCCTGACTGGATTCGTCCGAGAGGAAGGCATCCAATCCGTCTACATCCCGTGTGCAGGCCACGTCGATGCCGCTCGACGCTTCCACATCGGAACCGTCAGCAGTCAACGCGGCGCGCATTCGCGCGTCAGTCTCATTAGACATGACCGGCAATCGCATTCCCTCACGGGTCTTGTTGCGTGCGGCTGTCAGCGGATCGTCAAACACTGTCCCATCGTCGGCGAGCATGCTCACCCCGGTGGCGGAATCCGTCAAAGCCGCCTCCAACGCCTCGAACGCTCCGGTCCACACGCCCCTGCCGGTCTTCGGATCATACCGGCTCGTATCCTCCCTGCCCTGCATGATCGCCGCTACCGCCTCACGGGTCGAAGCCAATCCGAGCAGCGCCTTCCACGATGCGAGCACATCGGGCTGGAAAACGAAACTGTCCGACCCGTTCACCGGCGGATCGCAGCGGATGATGCACAATCCGTTATCATCCATTTCGAAAGTCGCTGACAACATTTCCTCCAATCATTTGACCAGATAGGCGAGGTATTCGGCGTACACGTCGACCGGGCAAGGCTGGTCGGCGTTGTAAAGCTTCAGGGTGAAGCCGCTCTGGCCGCCCGTGTTGCACGGGTGCGCGATGATTCCGGCCCATTCGGAATCCGCGTTCGCGACCACGTAATAGCGTCCGTATTTCGTCGGACTGAACGTGCAATTGACCTGCGTGCTAGCGCCGGTCGATATGCTCTGGCCGGGATTCGGCCACCACGCCTTCCAGGCGACCGCGCCTCGGAACGTGAAACGGTTCGTGATGCCGCCAAGATAGCCGCCAAGATACAGGTATCCGGTGCCGATGTTCGCGCCGACTCCGACATCGCCGTTCGCATCTTGCGTTCCGAGCCAGCACTCCGAACCGTTCGCGCTATCGCCGGACAGAGTGAGGTAAGCGCTGCTTTTCTTGCTCTTGTCCGGCTCGTCGTAATCCGTGTTCGCCACGGCATGCACTCTGGATGTGACGCCGCCGCTGCCGGTACCGCCTTTCTTGCGCGGCTTCGAGCTGAGACACATGAACGCGGCGGGATCGTTCTCGCTCACGTGCCCGCTCCACAAGTCCAGTTCGCCCATCGCGCCGACCTGATTCGACTGGATGACCGATGCGATGGCTGGATGACTGTAGTAGGCGGTGGAACCGTTGTATGCGGGGAATTCCAATCCGTCACCAACGAACGTCTCAGTGCCGCCGATTGTGTATGACTGGTAGTCGGGGCTGATGCGCACGCGATGCCCGCTTACACGGGTTTGGAACGTGCCGGTCAGCACATTGCTCTTGCCCTCACCGTCAAGATACACGGTCTGGTTATGAGCCGAATCCCACATCCGCAATGCGGTCGAATTGAGCTTCATGCCGGTGTTCGCCGCATCGGAGCTCTGGAATATCGCGCCGGTGAACACATAGCCCCGGAATTGGCCTGCGGCCACCTTGTCGGACGTGATGGTGCCAGCCGCGATCTTGACGGCCGTCACACTGTTTGCCGCGAGCTTGTCGGCGGTTATGGCACCGGTCACAATCTTGGACGCATTGACCGAATTAGCAGCCAATTTGTCGGCATTCACGACACCAGCTGCCAAGGCAGCAGTGGTCACGGCATTAGCCGCAATCTCCCCGGCCTGAATCTTGTGGACGTTGAGCAAGGCAACGGTCATATCTTCCGTGACCTTGAGCTTCGCAGTGGTGACGCTGTTCGCGGCGAGCTTGTCTGATGTGATGGACAGTGCGACGATGTTCCGAGCCTGCACCGAGTTGGCGGCGAGTTTCGCGGCGGTCACCGCATCAGCCACCAGCTTTTCAGTGGTCACGCTGTTTGCGGCGAGCTTGTCCACTGTGATGGCATTGGCCTTGACCTTCTCGGCGGTTACGGAGTCGGCGGCGAGATGCTTCGCGGCCACCGTGCCAGCAGCGAGGATGTTGTTCGCCACGAGGTCGAATGGCTCGAATCTCGTACCGTCCCACGTCAGGACTTCCACCACACGATCGGACAAGGGCACCAAGACGCTCGGACTGTTGTTCGGCGCGCCCGTCCAGTACGTGTAAAAGTCGGCCATGAGGCTGGGAGAATTGTTCTTCTCGCCCTTCCAGCGGGTCCAATATTTCTGCGTCCTCCACCACATGTCCCCCGGCTTCAAGCCATCATGATTCGGCTCGTCGGGGCCACGGTAGATGAGATTCTTGCCGTCCGCAGTGGTCTGTGCCTTCTGCGCCGCCGCCTGAGCCTGATTAGCCTGAGAAGCCGCATTGGCCGCAGCCGTCTGCGCCTTGTCAGCGGTGGATTGAGCGGTCTTGGCCGCATCATTCGCCTTGACAGCCGCATTCGCGGCGTCAGTAGCGGCCTTGTCGGTCACAGCCACCCAAGCACTGCCATTCCAACGCTTCGGCGTGTTCGCGCCTCCAGTCGTGTCAATCCACAAGGTCGAAGCCTTGCGCATCGACGTGGCCGGTGCCGTGCTCTGGATGAGCACGTCGGCCTTGCCGTTAGCCACGCCAGCCGCCGCCGCAGCCGCCGTATTCGCCTTCTGCGCAGCGTTGGCCGCGTCCGTGGCGGACTGGGCCGCACTGTCTGCGGTGGCCTTCGCCTGCGTCGCCACGCTCGAAGCGTTCGAAGCGGTGGCCTTCGCATTGGCCGCATCGGTCTTCGCGGTGGAAGCGTCCGACTTGGCGGAAGCCGCGTCGGACTTGGCGGCATTGGCCGAAGCATTGGCTGTGTTCGCCAGTGTTTCCGCATTGCCAGCGGTCTTCTTCGCGCTCTCGGCGGCGGCGTTTGCCGCGTTGGCCGCATCCTTGGCCTGACTTGCAGTTGTCGTCGCGCTCTTCGCGGCAGCGTTGGCCGCATTGGCGGTATCCTGCGCGGTCTTCGCCGCACCATTTGCCGTATCTGCCGTGCCCTGCGCGTTTTTCGCTGCGGCAGCGGCATTCTCAGCAGCCTTCTTCGCGTCGGTGGTCTTAGCCGCGTTGTCCGCGATATCCGACTTCGCCTTGGAAATCTCGTCCGCGTTCTTCTCGACATCGGCATAGCCGAGATGGTTCCACGTGGCTGTGGCTCCGTCCCAAACGAGCGTGTCGATCACGCGGTCAGCAAGCGGCACCAAAACGCTAGGCGAAGCGTTCGGAGCGCCCGTCCAGTACGTGTAGAAGTCCGCGAGCATGGACGGCGAATTATTCTTCTCGCCTTTCCACCTCGTCCAATACTTCTGCGTCTTGAGCCACAGGTCGCCGACGATGAGATTGTCCTTCGGTTCATCAGGCCCACGGAAGGTATGATTCTTCGAGTGGGCTTCGGCATACGCCTGCGCTGCTGACTCCTTGGCCTTCGAAATCTCGCCGTTCGCCGTGGTCAGATCGCTTTTGGCCTGCGCGATGTCCTTCCGGGCCTGCGACAGATCGGCCTGCGCCTGCGTGAGCGACTTTGACGCCGTGTCAAGGCCGGTCTTGTTGGCTTGGATATCCTTCCGCGCCTGATCGAGCTTGACCGTATTATCCTGCAACGCCGTCTTGTTGTCAGCCAAATCCTGCTGGATTCGTTTGACCTCTTCAGGCGAGACCGCAGAAGCGACCGTCACCGAAGCGATGGCCGACCAGTCGGAACGGTTGCCCGCATGGTCCACGGACCGCAGCGCGTAGGAGTGCCGGGAACCGGCTGTCAGACCGGTCACAAGATAATCGCCCTGACCGGATTGCGTGGCGCTGATGACGGTCATGCCGGACGCATTGACGCCCTCGCCGACCTCAATATGATCGAAGTCCGATTCCATCCGAGCGCCAGTGCTTGTCCTGCCATCCCAGTGGACGGTCACCACGCCAAGCTCGGACGAGAGAACCGGCTTGGACGGCACAGAGCATGGCGTCGTGTCCGATTCGACGGTGGCCACGAAAACGCTCGACCATTCGCCGAGCCTGTCCGAATACGTCGGCACAGCCCTGACGCGCACCTCGATTTGAGTACCGCAGTCCAGACCGCCGAAGCCGAGCTGCGTCTTGTCAGTCGTGCCAGCGGAATGCCAGGGCGCGCCATCCACGTGCTTGCGCCACTCGACGGCATAATTGCTAATCTCAATGGCGGTATTGTTTGTGGCTTCGGTCACGGCGGACCACGAAGCCGTGGCCAGACCATGCGCATAGCCATCCGAGCCTATATACGCGTCCGTCTGCACGATCAATCCGAGAGGGGCTTTCGGGACGCGGTGGTCACGGTCAGAAGAGGCGGTCGTGCCGCCCTCGCTACCGGCCAACGCGGCACCGCCGGTAATGCCCTTGATCTTCTTCGCCTGACGCACGGAAGCGTCATACTTGATGTCGTTCAGAGCGATTGAGCAGGATAGTCCCTCGTTCTGGCGCATGCTCAGGTCGATTTCCTGCACGCGCACCTTCTCCCCATGGGAGATGGTCGGCGCGGTGATCCAATCGCCCGCGTGATAGTCGACGAGCGGCAGACTGTCCACCTCTGAGATGATGAGGTCGCGCGTGTACTGGCCTCTCACCCTCGCCGCATCATCCAAAGTGGACTGCATGAATGCCTGCGCCGTGTCCTTGTCGGACACGCCACCCTGCGACGAATAGGATTCCCACTTGCCCCACGGAGTCGGCGCGGCCGGATTATCCATGCGGAAAAGCAGATTATTGTCACCCTCGACGAGGATCGTGCTGGCCAGATCAGCGATGGACTCCTCGTATGGGGCCTCGCCGATGTCACGGGCAAGCTGGAGTATGACCTGCTTGCTTAAATCGCGGCTCAATGCCGTACTGTCGGCGTTCCACAGTTTCAATGTGCGTCCGCTCGTGCGCCAGTCGCAGCCACCGCCGTCGACGACACAGCCAAGGATGGTCTGCAGATCCGTGCCAAGCGAATAATACAAAGTGTATTTTCTGTTCCAGGCATCACCATTCGAATCTTTGGCTGTGTCGAAGCCGAGCGACAGGCCGGTTGCCACGCCACCGCGCTGCCTGTTCTCATCCAAAAGTGTCTTCAGTATCGTGCCCGGATTGGCTGAGTAGAAGGGCCTCTTGCCCTTGTTATCGCCGTCCGCGAGCAGATGACTGGCATCGTTGTTCTCGGCCTTGCTCAGCAGCCAGCTGATCGACTGGCCGCTATAGGTGACGGTGCGAGTCCGGTCATCGGTCTTGCCGGAACGGCCCGTGATCACGAAACGTGCGTTGTCCGGCTCGCGATAGCCGGTGCCGTCAGACACCTCCACGGCCACTTCCAGCCCGTCCGTCAGCTCTCGGTCGAATGCCTGCGCGTCACCGGACAGCATCGAATACTCGATGCTGATCGCACCATCATCATCGTGGAGCATCGACGCGTTGAAGCTCACCGGCTCCGCAAGGACGCCGATTCGCTCGCCGAAAGGCCTGTAGGCTACAAGACGAGCGTGCAAAGACTTGCCCATGATTAACTACTCCCATGATTGCAAAAACCGGCATGTCACCTTGTCGGTGCCGCCGGTCTGTTTGATGGTGATGCGATAGTCGCCGGAGCTGATGTCGGGCCACACCTGCAACGGCTCGGTGGTCCAGTCGACGCCATTCGACGCATCCGTACCACCGGACCATGCGTCGGCATTGGCCGCCGTCCACGCCCTGCGATTGGCCACATCGACGAAAAGGTAAGGACGCGAGGCGTCACGTTTGCCGCCCCACATCAGATTCGTTCCACTCACCGGATCCGAAATGGTCACACCAGTGGCCGCGCTGAAACGAAGCACCAGCGTGGTGATGGGCGCGTTGGAAAGCCAGCCGTCGGGAAGCGTGTCGAAAAGCTCGGACGGACTGGCGTTAGGCAATCCCTGCCAGCGCGTCCAATAGCCCTTGCCGCTCGGCTTAGAGACCCCGCCCGGCAGCAGCCTGCCGCCCGACGCGGCCAACGTCACCTCCTGCCACCGCTCGCCACGCCAAAACACATCCGGCAGTTGGAATACGGCGGTCGCTGCCCTGTGGTCATCCCACGGAATCTCGTCACCGTCCGGCTGACATGACGTGCACACCGCGCTGGCGGTCATGCGCCGAGTCCAACCGGACACCGTGTCACGCTCCACGCGCGTCAGCTTGGAAGCCAAACGGCACAAGCGGTAGAAGCGGTGCATCAGAGCATCCGCATCAGGCCCGTCCGTAATGAATTTCAGCGTGATTTCCGGCGCGTCGAAAGCCACCGGACCGGCTGGGAGCATCATGCCATTCCGACCATTCACCGTGACGGAATCAATGCGCGGGCTGATGCTCGTGAAATGGGTGGTGCCGACGATCAGGTTCGAATGCTCACCGGTCAACTGCTGCCCGTTGATGAGATAATCCGTGAGAATCATTGCACCACCCTTTTCCCGTCACCATTGCGGCATTGCCGCCGTCTGCAATTTCTGCTGCGTACTGATGCTCGTCGGAGCGATCGCCGGATAGTTGAAGGTCTGCGTGACATACGTGGCCCCGCCACCGCCATTGATGACATTCGCCCTGCCGGTCTTCGACGCATCCACGTCAAAACCACCATTGATCTGCGCGTTCATTCCGTTAACGGTGCGCTGCACGTCCTTCCAGCCAGCCTTGAGGCTCTTATCAAAGCCCTGCATGATCGCCAAGCCAGCAGGCTTAAGCATCACCTTGTCGTAACTGAGCGGACCCTTATGCCTGACGATCCAATCGCCGATGCCGCTCACAAAGCTCTTAACCCTGCCGAAAGCCGCCTTCAAACCATTCAGCAGACCATTGATGATGCTCGCGCCAGCGTTCCACAGCCACGCGCCAGCACCGGCGAACACGCCCATGATGGCACTGCCGATGCCACCAAGGAAGCCAAGCACGCCCTGCACGACACCATGCACGATCTGGCTGAAACCATTCCACGCCTGCGACCAATTGCCGTTGATAATGCCAGTCACCATGTTGATGACGCCCTGGATCACATTGACAATGCCACTGACAACCGAAGCGATTCCGTTGATGACGCCCTGGATGAACGGCAGCATGGCCTGCACGGTCGGCAGAAGCGTCGAGCCGATGAAACCGACGATCGCGGAAATGATGGTGGACACCAATGGTGCGAGAGCCTGAATCACCGGCATGAGCGCCTGAATCACGGCCATGACCTCATTGATCACGGTAATGACGATCGGCTGGATGCCTTGGATGACCGGAGTGATCGCCGTAATCACGGAGGTCACCACGGTCAGAACGCCTTGGACCACCGGCACCAAAACGCTCACCAAAGTGGTGATTATCGGCGTCAGCAGCGGGATTATCTGACCGATCACATTCGTGATCACCGGCATCACGGCGGCGGCCAATTGGCCCAAGGCCGTCATGAGCGCCTGAATCGACGGCTGCAACATCTGGAATGCCTGCTGCAGGCTGGCGAAAACGTTCTGCAGCATCGTGCCGAATTCGCTGCGCAATTGCGGGCTCGTGGCGATAAGGCCAGCCAGAGCGCCGATCACCAACGTGATGGGACCGCCAAGACCGGACAGCACGCCGCCAAACTTAGACAGCAGGCCACCAATAATCGGCACGCCCTTCAAGCCGCTCAAAGCGCCGCCAAGACCAGCCGCGCCAAGCAAGCCGGTCACGGCGGCGATGGGACCGGACAAGCCGGACAATTGGCCCGCGAAGCCATTGAAATCGATTTTGCCGATCTTGTCGGCGACCACACCGAACACTTTCTCAAGCGGCGGGCCGATTTTCTGCGACAGCTGGGCGATCTTGTCAAACAGCGCGGTGATGAGCGGTTCGACGGCCTGCACCATCTTGATGACCGCGCCGCCGACACCGCCGAAAGCAGCGATGAGATCATTGCCGATCGAAGTCTTCAAACCGGCGATCTCATGCTGGAGAATGGTCATCTTGCCCTGCGGAGTCTGCGCCAAGGCCTTGTTGATACCACCGAAGTTGGCTTCCAAGACCTGCGCGGCCATGGCTGCCTTTTCGGACGCGCTGCCCTCCTGCAGGACTTTCTTCTGCGCGTCGGTCATGGTCACGCCATACTTAGAGAGTGCCGTGGCGCTGCCGGTCATGACCTTGCCGAGCAGATTCGCTATCTGCACGCCATCCTGCGCCGTCGCGTTATAACCCTTGTTGTTGGCGATCATGTCCGCCAAAGCGGGCGTCAACGTCTTGACCTGATCGGCCGTCAGCGCGAAAGTGCCGAGCTGTGCCTGAGCGGCCTTCAACGTGCCGCCGGATATGACGCCGGTCTGGCCAAGCGTCTTGTTCAGGCTGAGCAGTGACTTCTGCTCTTCGTCCGTCCAATTGTTGTTTTTGGCGACCTGTTGGAATTTCGCGGTCACCTCTCCGGCCTTGAGCGCCGCATCGACGGACTGGCGTCCGAAGTTGACGAGGTATGCGGCCGCTGCGGTGGCCGCGCCGGACACGACGGTGGCCATGCCCTTCGCGGCGTTGCCGATACCGGACACGGCCTTGGATGCGAACCCGGAAGCCTTGCTCAAACCCGAATGCAAGGCGCTGCCGGCTTTCGTCGCCGCGTTCCTCGCCCCTTCCGGCAAGGCGTTCCACACGGCAGAGAATTTGCTTTTGATGTTGGACGTGACCTCGCCAGCCGTCGAACTGATATTCCGCATCGCGGAATTCACGCCTGGAATCGTGCCTGCGACCTGCCGTCCCACCGAAACGAATCCCGACGCCATGCGGGCGAAAACGTTCCGGGACTTGTCAGCTTCGGACGCCAATTGCGTCTCAAGCTCCTTGAGCCGTCCTTGCGCCGTTTTGAGGTTGTCGGACGCCGCCTTGAGGTTGTCGGACGCCGCCTTCTGCCGGATCTGCGCCTGCTCCAATTTGATGGCCGCAGCCTGAGCCTGCGTGCTGTCCGCGCCATATTTTTGAGTGGCCGCGTTCAGCTTCTCCTGAGCTGCCTGAACCTGCACGGACGCGGCCTTGAATTTCAGCAGCGCGTCAGTATTCTTCTGGCTCGCCTGCGCAACATCCTTCTTAAAGGATTTCAAAGCATCTGAATTCAATTCGGCGGCACCACTGTTGAACCCGTTTTTGAAGGCGCTGCCGGCCTTCTTGCCCTGCTGCGCCCCGTTAAACCCTTTGGAAAAGGCGTTTTTCAGGTCGGAGACTGCCTTGCCGGTTTCTTTCGCCACGTTCTGGCGGAAGCTCTTCATTTGCGGGAAAATGCTCACATGAGCGGAACCAAGCTCACTGCCGCCAGCCATGACAGCCTCCTCTATTCACTTGTCTTTTTTGAAGCCGAAGATGCTGCTCATCGACTCCAAAGCTGCACGACGCTCCTCATCGGTCACTTCGACGTGCTTTTCCCCAGCTTTTTCTGGCGCGAGGTCGCCAAGAATCGACGTGCCACCGGCCTGAATCGCGGTGATGATGGCCGTCGCATCCATCGGCAGCACCATATGCACGGCAGACATGCCGCAATACGCCGATGGGTCAGCCGAAAGGCTCTCCCACAAGGCGATCGCGTCCACATAGCGGAGTCTGCCGCCCAAGTCGGCCTGCAGACTCCATCCACGCGCCGCGAAATCAGCCCTTATTCGGTCGCCGTCTTCCCCTCGGAGGAGCTGGCAGAAGCCGACGATTTTCCCAAATCAGCTCCCTGCACCTTGGCAATGATTTCGCCATAAGCGCTGAGGATGTTCATCGGCACCATGACCGGCTCCTTCGCCAGCTCCTTGGCCGCCTCCTCACCGGCGAAAGCAGTCAGCATGTCCTTCAACGTCTGGATCTGCTCGACATCCGACTTAATGTCGGACAGCTTCACGAAATCATCAATCGACAGCGCCAAAGGCAGCTTGTAAATGTGGCCATGCGGTGCCAAAAACCATACGCTGCCGTCCTTGATGAGATGCTTCACGTCCATCTGCGCGGCGACAGCCTCAAGCGCCTTGTCCTCATCCTCCTGAGTCCAAGCGTCGAAGTCGGCGGCGGAGGGCATCACGTTCTTGGTCATTTCTTCCTTCTTTCAAACGACTATGAAAAATTCCTTTACGTTCATGGATGAAGAGGAAGAATCCCAGCACATGCGAAGAAAGGAAGAAAGAAACACATGCCAGGAAGAATCAATGTCAGTCGGCGACCGGCTGAGACTCGGAATCATCAGCCTGATGACCGCCGGTATGAGGACCGGACGAAACAGTCGGAGTCACGAAGGACTCCAAATACTTGCTGTTGCCGGAATCGCAGGCATCATCCTGAATCCATTCGATGGTCCAAGCGTCACCGGCGTTCTTGCCGGCAGTCTCCTGCCCCTGCTCGTTGCCGGTCAGATTCACGACACCCAGACGGCGGCGGTGCGTGCCGTTCTTGAAAACGGTCTCCTTGTAGCAGAACCACTTGCCATCCTGAATCACATCGGTCACGTGATAGACGCCATTGGTGTCCGGCGTTCCGATGGTCATCTGGCGCGTGATGCTGTTATCCTCGGCCACGGTGAACTGTTCGGTCAGCGAAGCCGTGCCATTGATGCTGTAGCCGGGCTGGTGGAATTTGATCGCATCATCGGCATTACGACTGTCCTGCGGTGCGCCATCCTCGGTGATAAGGCCGACGAAACCGCCTTCGCTGAAAATCTTGTCCAAGCCGGTCTTCACGTCGGCCACGGTCGGCGCGATGAGATCGGCGGTCAGCTTCTGAGTCGCGTCATAGGGTGCGAAACGGTAGGCGCTTGTGACCACGATCTTCGCGGCGCTAAGGTCATTGCCTGCTGAATCAGCTGCCATTTTTTGTCCTTTCAAACAAAAAGGCGCTGAAACACTTGGTTTCAACGCCTTGAAAATTCAGAAAAACTTAAATTATTGGAATTCCCCGATGGCGGAGAATTCGAGAGTCAGATAGCATCTGGCGATATTCGCGTCCTCGGCCACGAAATACGGGCCATTGCACCCGTCCTCTTCGATTGCCGCGATCGGGGAACCGTCAAGCGAGCAAATCTCAGGGTCGGTGAGCAAACCGTAGATTCTGGATGCCAAGTCACGGCATGGTTTCGGAGCGGCACGAGCCCCATAACGCACGGTCACGCCGACGCTCCGGTCGAAGAGCACGCGATTCGACTGCGAGCCTCCATCGTCACGCACCACGACGAGCGGCCGTGAGCCGTCGTAATCGTCCGGCTCACGATTCGAAACGATGATCGTCGGGAAAGACGGCTTAAGCCTGGCACGTAGAAAAGAGCAGATCCACAATTCAATGTCTGGTGGCAGGACTGCTGTCATGTTTTGCCTGCCTTCAACGCCTTGCGGAGATTGCCCGTCTTCGATTCCACTAGCAGGGTCTTCGGGTCGGTGCCGACCACCATGCATGTGGTTCGATGCTCGTGCTTGACCTCCTCGATCTGGAGGCCATCACGGTAATCTCCGTTGTCCACGGGAGCGTGAGCTTTCGCATATTCGAGCGTCTTCTCGGCGGCACGACGGGTCATGGCCTTGACGCCAGCCGAATTCAGCAGCTCGTCAAAATATCGGTCGTTAAATTTGACCATCACTCCCAAAACCATCACCCCCTGTATTCGGATAGTGGAATCTCAATCGTCGGCTGCCATGACGTGAAAGCATTCGCGTCACGACTCGGATAGCCGCTGACCTCCCAACGTCGCCCGTCATCCGGCAACGCCTGAATCCTGTCACCCGGCATGATGTCCAAGGACGGATCTGGAGACGTGAGGTAAGCCGCGCTCGTGGTCTGCTCGCGCAGGCCGTCGGGCGTGCGCGTGCTGCTTGAGCTGGCGAGAGAGCCGGTGAAATCCAAAGTTTCCGGATTGGACCAGTCCTCGCCGGTCTGTTCGCCGGAATACGGGTCATGGGCCTTCCTCGCACGAAGTCGCCGCCACTTGGTGGCGCCCGGCATACGCCATCCGCCACCGGCATTCAGATCGTCAAGCAGGCTCATGGCAATCCTCCAAGCCGGTAGGGTTTGAGCTTGTCCTTCTCCGCCTGCATGAGCGATACCGCGTCGTATGACGCGCTGGATCCGTTGGTGGACTGCGAAGTGACGAGCCCGATCGGACTCATGCCCGCTCGCTTCGCGGCACTGATGAGCACCTGCTGCACGTCCGGCGCGTCATCATATCCGGCATGGATCGAATAATGGACGGCCGCAACGCCGACCGGGAAACCACCGGACAGCGACTCCACAAGACCGGTTTCCGGGTCATAGGCGTAGGCCAGCGGATTGCCCTGACGGTCGGTCAATGATTCGATGCTCGTCACATGACGTGCTGGCAGTCGGATCACCGTGCCGCCGCGAGTGTTCAGCGTTCCCGTCAAGGCCGCGTTCGGCATGACATGCCAACCGCATTCGCGGCGGATGGCCGACTGCGCGGCCCTGAGCCGGAAGGCGGCGTCATCCTCGAACGCCGAAGGGTCGGCAATCATGTCGGGAATCACATTCACATCACTCATGCCGACCTCCACGTTTACTCTGCGGCCATCAGGCCAGCCGTAATCAGGGAATTAACCAGGGCGTCGAATTCGCTCTTGGTTGGTGTGGCGCCGGCGGCCAAAGCCACATGCGCTGCAGGCTTCACTGCAGCGCTGCCAATATCGGTCGGCTTGCCGTTGAACCCGACGAAGACCACATCGGCCACGTTGGCATTCGGGTCAAGTTTCGCCGACGAGGCTGGAATCACTCGAAACTGTCGAGCCATATCACGTCTCCTTACTTAAGGGTCAGCTTGACGAAAGCCTTCGGCTTGCGCACGGCCAAAGCCACACGCTCCTTGGCGCGGATGGTCACCAGATCGGAGATGAAGTCGGTGTCATTGGAATTGGTGGCCTCGACCGTCACGCCGCCCTTGCGATAGAAGGTGGCAGCGCCCTTAAAGGAGCCGACGATGGCTGTGCCGGCGGCGACAGCGGGAGTCACCACGGTGTCCAGACCCCAGAGGCGCGGGGTGAGGGTCAGCGCGCCGCCATTCACGCCGTAGAACGGTCCGCCGCCGATGAAGTTGCCATCATTGTCCTTCTTCAATCGAATGGCCTCATAGTCTGTCGGATTGATGACAAGGGCATCCGGCATCATGCCGGTCGTGGTGGAGATCATCGACTGCGCGTGCAGGACGGCAACGTCGTTGCCGGCGTCGGTAGCGGTGTATGACTGGATTCCTTCACGATTCAACAGGCCCTTGATGTTCTTGCTGGTGCCATCGCCGTTGAGCAGCTGCTTCTCCTCGACGATGCTCAGATCGTAGAGCAGGCGTCCATCGATGTCGGACTTCAGGAATTCGAGGTCGGTGATCATGTCGTTGGATTCCTTGATGAATCCAGCGATTGTGGACAAAGCGTCGGTGTGCTCTGTCGCGTCGGCGTAATGGATCTGGCTGAATTTCTCGCCTTCGCCGACGGTGTCGAAATCGCCTTCCTTTTCGCCTTCCACGTAGTAGGTGATGGCCTGTCCGCTCATCGCGCCGACACCGAATAGATTGGTGATGGTCGGACGACGGTAAGCCTGGACGAAGTTCGGGTCCACGTAGGTCAACAGGGAGCCGTACACGCCGGACGGTCCGCCGGTAACCTGCGTGTCAGTGTTGGCTTTGCGGTGCGGAGCCCATTCCGGTGCTGCGATTGACGCTCCCGAAACTCCCTTTATCTTCGCCAGCTGTTCGCCGATGTTCTTCACGACGAAATCGCCAAGAGATTCGCCGGATGCGGCTCCGCTCTTCTGGGTGTCCGCCAGATTGTCGGTCAATCCCGCGAAACGCTTATGTACCGCATCCAACGTTTCGATGGAATCCTGCAATTCGTGCGCTTCGGCGTTCAGCCCCTTCAGCTTCTCGATGTCGGAAGCGTCGAGATTATCCTCGCCCTTGGCCAGCACCGCTTCGATGGCGGCCTTGGTCTTGGCGAGACGATCATTGAAACTCATTTGGTCTCCTTGTTGTCCTTGCCGCCAGTGACCAGTTCACGGGCGGATTTGATTACATTCAGACGCTCAGCCTTCTCGGCCTCCGCGTCCCTACCCTTATCAGGGGCAAGCTTCTTATCATCCTTTTTCTCGCCGGTCTTGGAATCATCCGGCTTATCTTCGTCGGAAGTGTTGGAATTGTCGGAATCAATGCCTTCCAGCACCTCGTTCAGCGACGCCAATGCGGCACGAAGCTTCTCCTCGTTGGCGGAGCTGATGGCGCGACATGACTTGACGGCCAGAATCTCAGCCTGCTGGTTCGCGGCCACCGGCACCACGCTGATCTCGAAAAGCTTGATCTGCTGGAATTCGGAATGGCCACCCCACGGGCCGTCGCCCTTTTCCGTGATCCACGCGGTCTTCGTCGGCACGAAGCCGATGCTCATCTGATGAACCCTGCCATCCTTGAGCAGGTCGTAAGCCTGCTGTGCGGTCGGATTATCCTCGATATCGAGCTGTGCCGAGATGAGCAGGCCCTTCTCGTCCTCCACGGCGCTCAAGGTGCGTCCGATGATGTCGGTCGGCTTGCCGTCCTGATGGTTCCAATGGATCGGGATGCCGGCTCCGCCGTCGTAGTCCTTCTCCAAGGTCTCCGCGAAAGCGCCCTTGGCGATCACGTCGCCCTGCAGATCCTTGTTGCCGAAAGTGCTGGCGTAGCCGCTGAAGACGCCTTCGCCAGCCGAATCATCCAAGGATTTCACGTTGAATCTGAGCTGTTTGAGATTCACTGTCCTTCTCCGTTCACTGGATTGTTCTGTTGCGCGTTCTGCGTCCTGCCGCCATCCTGCGGGCTGGGCTGACCGCCGGTTGCCACGTTCAATGGCGTCACCAATTCGTCGCCACCATCAAGCTTCGGATAGTTGAGGATGCGCCGTGCCTCGTTCGTGGTCATGAAACTGCGCCCCGTGGCCGTGCTGAGCGCCTGATACTGTTCGGAGAACGTTCCGCGCAGCTTCGCGTCAACGTTCGCTTCGATGTAGGCGTCAGGCTGGCCGAGCGCGTCTGGCAGCAGCAAATTGAGCGACTGTTCGAAAGCCACGATGTACGGCATCAACTCCACGTTCCACATCTGTTCCTTGAAGGCTCCGATGTTGGAATTCGTGCCGCTGCGGAAGCCTAGATTTTCTGGCGCGATGTGGAATGCGTTGGCCACGTCGATGCGAATCCTGTCCCTCGCGTCGATGTCCTGCATGTCGATCGGTTTGAACGCGTCCACGGTCTTGATTTCCATGCCGTCGTTGAGCAGCGGCCAGCCACCGGCAAGATTCCCGCCGGATTTGTAATTGCGCATGCCCTGCACGAATTCGTCCTGCGCCTCCTGCGACGGCCACGGCATCTCCTTCGGACGGGAGATGTACGCTGGAATCTGGCCACCGTTCTGCGCTATCGCACGTCGATATTCGGCCATCTCACGTGCCTCCGCCAAAAGCGGTGCGAGAGTGCCGGACACGGGAGAACCGCCGATGCCGGACGTGCTATAGCCCACATCCAGCAGAATCTGCGGGTCTGGCAGTTTGAAATACCGGCTGCCTTCCGGCTGTCCGGTGCTGATCTGCACGCCGGTGATCTCGTCAAGAGTGTTGCCGGAAAGAGTGAAATTCTGCACCGGAATACGCCGCAGCCACAGTCTGCCGGACTGCTTGTCGGCATCCAACAGGCAGAGCCAACGGTCATTGAGCAGGCCATCGCAGAGCAGTGAGTAGAAGAATCGGTAGCGTGTCATGCCAGGAAGAACGCTCGGCTTTGCCATCAACTGCGCCAAATGGCTTGTCGTGTCCTCCACACGGTCACCGTCAGGCTGGCGAGTGTAGACCTTGAATGGCATGCTGGCGATATTCCGCGCGATATGGTCGATGACGGTGCGCACCGCCGCCTCTCGCTCGTAGACTCCAGCGCCGAACCAATCGATCGGCAGCTGCGCGACCTGCGAAATGTTAACTGGCGATTCGGAGAACTTCTGGGCCACGGATACCGGGCTTTTCTTGAGCCATCTGGAAAAGAACCCCATGAAACCTCCTCACTGGGTCATACGACTGCGAAATGGGTCACGCTCGGCGCATATTTCGGTGTCTCCGCTTCGACTTGCATGGTCTCCAAGGCGTATAGCGCCTGCGATTCGGCCACGAGGCCGCTGATCTGCAATGCTGATTTCGTCCTGTCCCACACCTCGACCTCGCCGAGCCTTCGGGATACGGCCACACTCACCTGTTGTTCGATGGCTGGCTGCGGCAGGTGCCGTAGCTTGCCCTCGCGCACACGGTCGTGGAAACGACCGCAGCAGGCGCCCAGGCGGAAGCCTTCGATGAGATGCACCGTCCACCCTTTTTCGATGAGCGGGTCGATGAAGTCCACTGCCGGACAGCCCTTGCCTTGCACGGCGATCTCCGTGACCTGCGGCCAACGCTCCTGCAAAAGGTCGAGATAATGCGGAACCCACAGCATGCCGTCACGGCGGGCTATCAGCTCCACGTGCGGCAACCCGTCCGCACGCATTCCGGCGGCGGCCACATACGTGGTCTTACGGTCCGCGCTCGTGTCCACGGACAGCACGACACGATTACCGTCAGGAATCGTGGAACGCGAGTCAAGGCCGCTGGCCCACATTTTCGGGTTGATGAAAGGAATGATGTCAGCCGTGACCCATTGGCACAGGACCTCGGTACGGAAAGCGGCCTCGGTCATGCCATCGATATCCGACCGGACGCTCGTCACTGTCATCGGCCCATAGCCGAGCGACGGATTCGCCTGCCGGATAGCGTCGGCATCATCCACCGGACACTTGTCAGGAGCGCTCCACTCGAAAAAACCGAAGCTCCCATCCCGCTCGCCGGACAGGAACACGTCAGCCGGATTGCCACCGTCGGCACTCAGGCGCGTCCACTCGTCAACAAGCTTGCGGCCCTTGTCCACCTGCTTGCGCAACGCGACGGAACGATAGTCACCAGCGTTCGAAATGCCCCATAATTGGCTCGACCAGACGGCCTTCGTGGTCTGGCTGACGGCATTCCAGCCATCATCCGTATGCTGCTCACGCAGCTCATCGAACACGACACGGGCGGCCGATTTTGCTCGAATGTTCTTGTCGGCACGGACTATGTATCGCGCCTTCGAGCGGGTGATGATCGCCTCCTCGCCGTTCGTATTGACGAATTTCTGCGTCATCGCGGCGAGATCCGGAATCACCAGATCCGCTTCCTCATCGGTAGAAGGCTGAGGATTGCACCACTCCTTGACCTGATTGTAAGGACCCTTGGCATTGTCCAACGTCTGCGCGGCACCGACCACCAGGAATTTGACGGGCGGCACCCTGTCCGGATGCTTGTTGGAATCGACGAACAGCCACCACGCGGCCAAAACGCCCATCAGCGTGGTCTTGCCATTCTGACGGGCCACGAGCACGATGACCTTGCGGAAGCGATACGAGCCATCCTCCAGCAGTTCGAGCGCATGGACGAGCAGCCATTGCTGCCACGGATACAAATGTACGTGCAACATGATTTCCGCGAACGCGATCACCGCGAAACCATTGCTCGTCTCCCTCGTCAACGGCCTGAGCGGCGGCGTGAAGATACGCGGCAAGGTCACGCCATGATGCTCATCGTCGATGGCGCCGAAAACCTCAAGATTCTCAGCCACCATCAGACACCACCTCCTAACCGAACCGCTTCATAAACTCGTCCATCGCGATAACCTTGCCGCTCTTCGACTCCTCGGCCTTCGGCTCAGGCTTCGCTTTCGCGGGACGCCCAACCTTGGCGGGCTCCACCAGCGTCAAACCAAGCGACTGGCAGTATTTCAAAAACGTCGGAACCGACACATTGTCCAATTTCCCGTTCTCGTCGATGAAACCAGTCTCGCAAATCGAATCAATCCGAGCGGCAAGGATACGAGCAGCGGCCACGACAGCCGCATTCTCAGCACGCAACGACTTCGCATTACGCAAAGACCTCTCCAACGCGTCCGCCACGGACTCATGCGGAAAACGACGCTCGGAAACACCCTTCTTGACCGTCATAGAACCTCCTTCGCGCGCGACCCATCAACAAAAAACACCATCGGGGAGAGGAAGAGCAACCACGCGGGCAGTGGGTCGGCTCGGGGTGGTTTTCAGGATTTCACCGCCCCTACCTCGTCGGGGTTGGTTTCGAATGTTGTTTTGAATGCTTTGATTGCGTTTGTGAATCGTGTGATGAGTTCGTCTGTGCTTGGTGGTTTTGGAGTGATGAGTGTGGTGTATGTGTCGCCGACCTTGAAGGTGTTGACTTCGTTGTGGGTGACGTTGATTGGGATGTTGACGGTGAAGGAGCTGATTGGGAATGTCTTGTCGCTGATTGTGGCGGTGAGCTCTAGTGTGACTGGCTGCTGTGGCATCATTGCCTCCTTGCTTATGCTGTCTTTATCCATTGTCTTGAGAGTGTGCCGATTGGTGTTGGTGGGTCTTGGTTGCCTCTGAGCCTGTTGCAGCTGGTGTGGCTTGGTCGGAAGCCTGCTGGGTCGAATTGAAGTTCTTGGTGTTTGGAAACCGGGTAGAGGTGGTCAAGATTGTATGATTCGTCGCTCGTGTTCTTTTCGGCGGCGTAGTCGATTGGCATTCCGCAGAGCCAGCAGACCGCATGCCGTGCTTTGCACTCCGCGAAGAATGCGGCCTTGTCTTTTTCGAATTGGCGTGTGGTCTTGCGGACTCTTGACATGTGGTCACCGCCTTGTGGTGCTTCGTGCCGGAGTCGGACCGGCGTGGGTGGAATGCGTTGTTGTCATCATGGTTGTGTGCGGTATGGTGCCATGGTTGGTTGGGGTCCGACCGTTGGTATCGTGCTGTTCCGCCTGCTCTGACCGTTGAGCTATCGAAGCGAATATGAATAATGGTCCAACCATTTCTGGCTGAACCATTTTACGAACATACGACAGTATAGCATTTCAACGGTGACAGTCAAGTTGTGCGGCCAACTCGCCGAGGTTGAATACATACTGCCGCTTGTGTTTTGTCGGCGTGGCGTGCGACAGTTTGCCGCGTTTGAGCCATTGGCTGATGAGGTTGCGTGATACGGTCAGGCCGTATCGTTTCAGCTCTTTGGCCGCGTCGCTGGGTGTGCCGGTGATTCGCACTTGCCAGAGTCTTTCGTCTCGGGCTGCTTTGATTGCTGGCGCTGCCCATTCCCTGTGGCAGCCTTGGCATGTGACCGATTCGGCTTCCGGCGTGCCGGTGAGCATGCTGTCGCATTTTGGGCAGGTGCCGAGGATTATGAGTTCGTCTTCCGGCGTCAGGGCTTGTTCGTTGCGTCTGGTGATGTGTTCCAGGGCGGCGTAGTCGTCTGCTGCTGTGCTCATGTTGAGGATGGTGTGCCGGTTGCTGATGATGGCGTACCATGCTTTCCGCCAGCCGTATGCGGCGTATGCCGCTCTGATTTTCCCTGCCTGTTCGGCGAGCCATGCTTCCGATTCTGCGATGAGGTCTTGCGCGTGGGTGTCGATGGGCAGTGGCGCGTTGCCTTTGTTCGGCGTGTGGCCTGTGGGGCCGATGTGCGCCTGACGGAGCATGATGCTGCGCAGGGCGGGCAGTTGGACGTGCCCGAGCTGGTAAATCATGGTCCAATAGTCTGTGCAGCAGTCCGGGCAGAGCATGCTCGCCGTCGCCGTTTTCATTGGCTTGTGGCAGTGCTGGCAGTCGGTCAAAGTCTGGTCTCCTTGTCGTACTGGTGGATGATGGCCGCGATTTCAGCTTTTGGCACTTGTGGCACGAGTGGCGCGATCTCGTCGAGTGCATAGCCGGCCTGATGCCATTTGATGATCATGTTTTCGAGGATTTTCTTCATTTGCTTTTCCTTGGTTCGATGGTCTTAATAATTCGCTGCGAAGTATCGCAGGTTACGCGCACCTCGTACGGCCTGTGGCTGGAGTCTGCACGCTCCTGCGCCACATCCGATGCCTCTTGGAGCGTTTCGTACACTCGGCATGTGTACCGCCTCATATCACCTTTCGGCCGGACGATGTAGCCGTCCCAGATGCTTGTGTCCAACATGTCCATACGGTTTATCATTCACCGTCCTTTTCGATTTTGACGATCTTGTTCTTGAGGGCCGTTAGAATGTCTCGTTTCGGACAGTTGTTCGCGAATGCCCACCAAACGCATCTGAGTCCCGCCCAATCGACGGTCACGAGAGCGGAGAACAATGCATTGCACAGGCCGGACAGATTGGTGTCGGCATAGAGCGGTATGCCGTGTATCACCGCGTCGTTCGCATACCAGAGCGCCTTCCTCAAGTCTTCGACGCCGTTCTTAGACTGCCAGCGGTAGCAGTATTTGACCACGTTGCCCCAGTCGAAACTCAACAGGCGGGTCAGTTCGATGCACTCGAACGGGCCGCTCTCGTAATGCTTTGGATGATTGACGTTGTCACTCATTTTTTGGTACTCCTTGTATGGGTTTTCGCTTGTATATTGCTGAAAATCGCATTCCTGGTCTTTCCATCCGGCGGAGTAGCCTTCTCGCCATGCTTTGGCTAGTTCTTCGTGCGCGGGATGGGTGGTGGTTCTGCTGTTCATTTCGCGTTTTCCTCCTTGTTGAGTTGTTTCGCCATCTGGCAGGCTTGTTGGTCTGGCGTAGCGGTTTCCTTGTCGCGTCCGAGCGCTTGCAGGACGTGTTCGCACTGCCATGTGTGTATGTGGCGTTTCGAGGGCGGTATGCCGCTCATGTTGGCTCTGCGTTGGCACCAGCCTTTCCATAGGCGCGTCCAGTCGCTGACGGAGCGTGTTTCGCCGTAATGCCGTGAGTTGAATGCGTTCCATGCATCCGATAGGTCGAGGTTCGGATAGTTTCGGATGATGTCGGCGTTGGCGTGCGCCTTCTCCCTCACTAGCTCGAAGTCGCTTACCCCGATTTCTTTGGAGAAAGAAGAAGAATATTCTTCTTTCTCTTTCTTTGGTGTTCTGGTGTTCTGGTGTTCTGGTGTTTGTCCCGATGTAACAGCGTTACAGTTCCGATGTAACGCCGTTACATCGGATTCGTTGCGATGCTTGGCCACGCGCTCGGCGCTTTTCCTCCTGGCATGCAATACCTGCTCTTTGGTGCGGTTGTGGGCGGTGTAGTCGTGGATCAGCCAGCCTTCGTCAACCGCTTCGAGCATTCCGACATCGCACAGTGCGTTGACCTGCTCGCCCGTGGCGCCGATGACATAGAGCATGGCGCGGCGCGGCACGAATCCGTCCGTGAGATGGTCGCCGCAATACGTCAAAGCCATGCAGAAGGCTCCAACAGCGTCCATGCGTCCGCTGCGGGCCAGTTCCTGCACCTTCTCGTTAGCGTAGAAGCCGTTCACGAGCTGCACGTAGCCGCGTCTAGCCATCGCCTAATCTCCTCTTGTGATTCCGTCGTGGTCCATCGAATCCAAAGCTTTTTCGAGCTCCGCCAAGCTTGGTGGGGGCCAAGGAAGAATTCCAACATCTTCCATCACATGCTCCCGAATCGCTTGTAGAATTCGTCGTCGGTCATGCCATACAGCGGATCCATGCCTGTCGGCCTGCGTGCGGCCAACTTGTATCCGCAGTACGGGCAGGTCACGTAATATGTGCCGACAACCTCGCAACAGTGAGCGCATTCCACATACTTGATCGTCTTGCTCATTCGTTTGCCGCCTTCCGTGCGATTTCGAGCATTTCCCGAGCGTCCCTGATGTAATTGGCGCGCATCTCCGGCTCGGCCAGAGTCCAGAAGCAGTCCTCACTTGGCATGACGTCTTCCCAGGCTGGTGCCATGTCCCACCACATCAGTTTTCTCGCCACGGCTTCGACCTCGGCGTCAGCCGGTGGTGCGTTGCGTCCGCGCAGGTACGCTTCCTGCAAATCGTCCGTGTCGCAGGAAAACTGTTCCTTGACACGCGTTCCACTCCAGTAGCGGGTCGGATATACCTTCTCAGCTTCATCATCCGCGATGCTCAATTTGTCCTCTTTCCGTTCGCCTTGACCATTGCCCACAGGATTTCGCTTGCCGGACGCCTCCGGTATGACAGGTCGTTGTATGACTGCACGTGGCCGAGAATCAGTTTCGAGCCGGTCGAATCGGGGGTAAGGATCGCGTTCACGCGCTCCGGCACCATCTTCTGCCATACGATCTCGTCGCACAGTTCCTTCGTGCAGACCAGATAGTTCTGGTCGCCGTAGAACGTCAGGCCGTTGCCGCTCGTGAAGTCAGCCATGCATGACTTCACCTCGTAGAATCCGAAGCAGCCTTTCTCCACGCTTGCTGGCACCGGTTCGCCGTTGACGTTCCACGGTTTGAAGCCCACGTAATCCACTCGCCGATCGTCAGGCGTATTGCGGTCGAAGTTGACCTCACTCGCCCAAAAAGCGGTCTGATTCTTCAGACGCTTTTCCACCAGTTTGGATAGCATGGCGGTGGTTTCAGCCCTGCTCATTCCGTATCCTCCTTAATGAAGACGATCCAATGTGTTCCGGTGCGGTTCGGCTGTTTGTTGCCGAAGAGCGGCTTATGGTCGGTGAGCTTGAGGATCTGAGAGACGGGTATCTGCGTCTCATTCCACTTGAAAATCAGCGTTCCGCAAGGCTGCAATACGCGAAAGCATTCGCTGAACATGGTCTTAAGGTCGTTTTTCCATGTCTCTTGGTCGAGGCATCCGTATTTCTGCGCCATGTAGCTCGTCTCTCCCGCATTGCGCAGGTGCGGTGGGTCGAGCACGACCATACGGAACGTCTCGTCCGGGAACGGCAGATCGCGGTAGTCCATCAGCATGTCCGGCTTGACTTCGAATCTGCGTCCGTCACACAGTTCCCAACTTTCGTCGCGCACGTCACCGAAGAGCACACGGCTGTCTGACTTGTCGAACCAGAACATTCGCCCGCCGCAAGCAGGGTCAAGAACAGGTTGGTACGCGCTCATTCCGCGTCCTCGCCTTCCAGGAATGGGTCATCGGCTTGCATTCGCTTGGATTGCCTTGCCGTCTTGCGTGCGATCCATTCATTTAACTGCTCGTCGGTGATGTCGTACATTTCCTTGAGCAGGTACAGGCAGATGATCACGTCGGCCATTTCCTCCGCAAGATTGTCGGTAGCACCGGGCTTGCCTCGAAGACGCTTGCTGACGGCTTGGATGAGTTCGGAGCATTCCTCCATGCAGACGATGCTTTGCGTCTCCTTGCCGTATTTCTCGATGCTTTCACGCCACACCGCATGCTGCTTATCGCCGTTCATCGATTTGTCTCCTTCATGTTCGTGTCCTCGCTTTGCTTGGTCTCCTTGTCGAATTTCGGGGAGAATATCGAGTCGGCATTGCCTAGCATCTCCCTGCAATGCTTGTATGCCTCGTCGTATGCTTCGAGACGGCCAAGAGCCACGTCATCAATCCATGGCGTGTACTGCTTGTACACCAGTTCCTCACGAGCCTCACGACCCTTCTCGCTAAGCCAATGAGCGAACTCGTACAGGGCTTCGCTATCTTTTGACATCATTCCTCCGTGTCCGGGCCGAGCGGCAATCCACTGTTGAGTATCAATGCGAACTCCTGCAATGTGATTAGACACATGGTTTTCTTCCTTCCCAATGGTTCGGGTTTGATTCGCGCGCGCAATGCCGATGGTGAAAGCCTGAGCATCGCGTCCATCACTTCGGTGACGGTGTAGGCGTGCTGTTGTCCGAGCTTGTGCATGGACGTGAGGCCCACGCCTGCCTTCTTCTGGATGACCCACGGGTAGGGCGAGTCCATGTTTCCCGCTTCCGTGACGGCCTCGCGCATATGTTGCGGCGCGTCCATGGTCTGCGTCCATTTCACTTCGATGCACACGGGCTGGCCATGCCAGTACACGTTGCCGATGTCGCCCACGTCCTTGCTTCCATGCAAACGGAGGCGTTGTATGCGCGGGTCGTCCAGAGCCCACTGCAAATAGGATTCCACGGCGGTTTCCATGCGCGTGCCGTTATCCTTCGCGGTCTTGCGACTGCGCTTGCGTTGCTTGCCGCTCATTGGTCGGCCTCCTCTTCCTCGGCTTCGATTTCGCATTCGGGGCATGGGATGGGGCGCGCCGGATACAACGCGCACCCATGCCTCGGACATACCGGTTCCACGTCCGGCGGCTCTATCCATTCGCGCATCAGAAGTCAGGCTCTCCGGCTGGCGCGCCCCACGGATCATCGGCCGGAGCCTGCGACTGCTGCCGTGCCTGCTGCGGCTGCTGATAGCCACCACCGTTGGCGTTGCCGCCCTGGTATCCGCCTGACTGCATCTTCTGCACCTGAGCCGTCGCATACTTGAGCGATGGGCCGATCTCATCCACCTGCAACTCGATGACCGTGCGGTTGGAACCGTCCTGTGCCTGATAGGAACGCTGCTGCAAACGACCCTGCGCGATCACGCGCATTCCCTTCGCGAGGCTGTTGGCGCAATGTTCGGCCATGTCGCGCCATGCGGTGCAGCGCAGGAACAGCGCATCCCCGTCCACCCACTGGTTGGACTGCTTGTCGAAAACGCGCGGTGTGGCCGCGATGCTGAAGTTCGCCACCGTGCCGCCATTGCGGGTCGTGCGCAATTCCGGGTCGGCGGTCAGATTGCCGACGATCGTGATAACGGTCTCCCCTGCCATCACTCAGCCTCCTTGGTATCAGTGTTTTCCTGTTCGGCGGTGGTCGTGTTAACGACTTCCACCTGTTCCGGCTGTGGTTTGCGGATTTCCTGCAATGCCTGCATGATTTTCCGTTTAACGGAATCAGGGTCTGCGAGCAGATTGTCCGCGTCCTGTCGTCCGACCAGTCGTGGTGTCAACCCATGCTTGCCGGTCAGCCGGTGCAGCACTTGCTCGGCTTCCTCGTTCGACGCGACGCCGCAATCCCGCAGCATGGTGAAGATGGCTTCCGCCTGTTCGGGCGTGCAAGACTGCGGCTGCTGCTCGGCCTGCTCGACTGGATTCTGGCGCGCGCGGCTTCCATACCCGCGACGTTTCTGGCGTGACGGCTGCTGTTCATCGTCAACGACTTCCGCCAGCACGTCACTGTTGGTATCAAGGTCATGGAGCTCGTCGGGCGAGTATTGCACGCCGTAAAGGATTTCAGGGCACGCTTCGCGTGCCACGGCGGTAATCGCACGCCACGTGAGCATCGTCAAAGGCTGCTTGCGGTAGTTGTCCTTGTTGAGCAAGCCCATCTGCTGTGCCCACGCCTTGTCGCGCGTGACGCTGATCGGATAATCTGGATCATCGGACCGCACGATGGTGGCGGTCACGCTCAACGCCTTCTCGTCCTTCTTGACACGGAGCTTGTGGCCCGCCATACGGACATGGCTGGCGATAAAGCTGGCCGAAGCGGTTGGCTTGCCGTTGATGACGCTGATGTCCTGGAGGCTTTGCATTGGCGTGAGTCCGAGCGGAGCACCGTATCCTACCGCCACGAGGATGTTGGCGGGCTTGCCGCGATACACGGTGGGGATGATGTCGGATTGGCATACCGCTTTGGCGAAAGCCATCTGGTCCTGCAATGTGATCTGCTGTTGCGGTTGCGGCTGGATTGGTGTGAGTTCGTTGCTCATTCCTTGGTTTCCTTCCCGGTGTTGTTTTCCGATCCGTCAGCGAGCAGTAGGCGCATGACGGTTGGTGCGAGTTCCGCGCTGAACAGCTTGTCCACGAAGCCGCGCGTGCTGCGGAACGTGACCACGCCCGGCCTTCCCGGCTTCCATTCCACGCCGTCCGGCAGTTCGCCGTCGTGGTCGCGGATCATGTCTTCGAGGTATTTCGCGTCCATCGCTTCGCGTCTTGGCATCCAGACTTGTTCGGCTGCCGGCTGTCCGCCTGGAATCATGAAATCGTTGTCGTGCAATAATGCGCCGTAGGCTCGTTCGTCGGTTACCTTGTATGTGCCGTCGCCGCCTTTGCCGAGGCTGATTTCTCCGGCTTCGACGCCTGCGACGTTGACAGTTTCCTTGTCTCCGCCGTCGTGGTCGTGTTCCCACGCGGTTTTGATGATTTTGAGTATTTCGCCGCTGCGCTTGTTGATGGCCGTGAGCACTGCGAGGTCGGCGCGGAGTTGGTCCGGGCTGGTGTTGTCGTATTTTTCGGTGATTTCGTTGAGGGTTTTCTTGTCCATTACCTGTTTTCCTTGCTGTAGTTGGCTTTCAGATCCGTGAGTTCGCCGTGTCCTTGAGTGGGATGCGTTTCATTCCTTCGTCACTTTCGCTTCCTGGACTTCAGCATCGAAAAAATTGATGATGAGATTGCAGATGGCGGGCGCCGACGTTTTGAGCTGGGTTTTTTCCTCTTCGTTTTCGGCTTTGATGGCAAAAACGCCATCCTTGCTGTTGAAATTGAGTCTCATTTCGCCACGTCCTTGCTGTAGTTGGCTTTGATGTCCATCAATTCGCCGTTGAGGAGTTTCGTGGCGAACATGTAGACCACCTTGTCGTTGGCATGGTATGCGGCACGCTGCAATGCCGAGATGGAGTCGTAGATGCCTATGAGTGCGTTTGCGATGATGGCGCGTGGGTTCTCCGGCTTGGGCTGCGGCTTCTGTTCCTGGATTGCTGTGTTGGTCATGGTTTCCTTCTTTTCGGTTGTGGTGGTTTTCCGTGTTTTGCTGCGTGGTGAATGCTTGTCGAAGGCCGGCAGCAGTCCTTCCTTGCGGAGTTGGCCGATGATGTTGCCGACCGTTTTCTGGCTCATGCCGAGCGCTTCGGCGGTTTCCTTGCCGTCGAACGGCTGGCCTTGTTCGATGCGTTTTTGGCAGTGCGCGAGGATGAGATCGCGTTTCGACGGTTCCTCCGGCTTCTCCGGCGGATCCCGCGTGAGGAGTCCGGCCTTGCGCAATGCCCGCATTTCCGTGATGTCGAGTCCTGCTTCGCCTGACTCGTCGTAGATTTTTCTCAGTTCGGCTAATTCTTCGAAAGTGTATTCATGTTTCACTGTGGTCCCTTTCTGAGTTTTTCGATCAATCGCCTGTTTTCGCGGATGAAAGCGTCCACGTCGATTCCCTGCTGGGCGAGGGTCGGTTTGCCGGTGTCGACGTGTGCTTTCCCGTCGCTTGTGACGTGTGGACTACTTTTAAACCGTGCAGCCGGAACGAATCTCCCGTTTTTCATCTCGCCACCGTCCTTCGATACTTGTGCGACAAAGCCCACTGTTCCGCGATTTGACGCTGGTATCTGACTTTGCGCCTGTCCTGATGGCCTTCGGGCGGTTCCACGCCGATTTTCAAATACGGCGGGCCCTTGCCCGTGCTCCTCCAGTTGGCGAGGGTGCGCACGCTCATGCCGAGCATGACGGCCAGTTCGTTTGGCGTGAGCAGATCACTCATCGTCGGCGGGCGGGCAGTAGCGGCTGATGAAGTATGTCTGGCCTTTGCCGGTGACCTTCGCGGTGCGGTTGATGGTCACGTGGCCGTCCGAATGGGTGATGGCGGTTTCCTTGATTCGGAACAGTCCCAAGTCCATGGCCTTCTGAGTCGGCACGTTGCGGTTCGAACCGGTCTTGCCGAGATAACCGTCCTGCCGAAGAATCTCGAAAAGTCGGTTCTGGCCGATGTCCAAACCGTTCTGGCGTAGCATCTTCGCAAGTTCCCCGATAAGACACGTGCCGTCGCTTGCGGCCACCGCGTCCGCGAACCGCGCTTTCGGCTCCAACACCTTGATATGCTCGGACTGTTCGGCGATGCGTCGCTTCTGTTCTTCCATGGTGCGTTGGCCGATCATCACAGCCTTCGCGAGGATGGTCATGTCATCATCCACGTCCGTGGTAGGAATGTAGCCGCCAGTCTTGCGAATCTGCGGCAGCACCTCATGAGTCACCCAGCGTTTGAACTCGTGGGCCTCCGGCTTGCGGGATGCGAGGACGAGAGCGTAGAGGCCGGATTCGGAGACGATTGCCTTGTTCGGGTTTCCGGGGGTTCCATCATTTAAAGTGATGGAACTTTTCTCATCGTCATCGAGGCGTGCCAGCGCTTGGCCTACGTTGCTGAGCTCAAGCACGTCGCAGACATCCTTGGCGACGAACCATGGTTCGCCATTCTCGTCGGTCAGTGTGCGCAGTGCCGCGCCCTTGAACTCGAATCGTTGGATTTCATTGCTCATAGGCTTTTCCTTTGCTTGTTGACGTTGTGTGCCCCGTCCTGACGAGTGGATGGAGCTGAGTGGCTGGCATCGGAGTCGAACCGATGCCGTCCTCGGATTCCTGAACGCCCCTTTGACCGTTGGAACGCGACCTGAACGCGTTCACGGCCGGTGGCGTGGCCGACGGCGATGGAAGCCGTCAGGCATAGTAAGAAAGGACCCGCAAGCACCGGAGTGCCTGCATATATTTAGACAGGAGAAGATTGGAATCCGTGGACGGGCGAACCGTCGCCCAACCGAAGCCACGACAGAAGTGTGTATGCAAACGCCGTGGCGGATTTGTTGTTTGTCGATATTCAGTTATGTGTTCCCGCCAGCCGACATGAGTGAACGTGGATGTCCGCAGAAACGTCCCTAATTTGGTTTGTTTTGTTGGACTGTCGGCTGGTGGGAAGTCTTTATTCTCGTGGGGCGAACCGCACGGTCAGAATGTAGATGATGCTGACGAGGACGGTGGCGGGCTGTGAGTCCGCCGTCCGCCAAGTGAAAAGCAGTGTCGCCGATGCGGTGCAGGCGATGATGGCGAGCAGGGTCTTGACGCGGCGGAGCGTGTAGTTCGGTTTCGTGTTTCCTGCCTGTCCGCTGTCGTGCAGTTGGTCATGGCTGGTCATTTGCTTGCTTCCATTTCCTTGAGGATTCGATTGCATTCGCGTCGGACGCGCTGCACTTCGGTCTTGGTGAGGTTGAAGTAGTATTGGACGGTCGATATGCGGAAGCTCATTCGAGCCATCGGCCTGCCGTCCTGGGCGGTGAAGGCCTGCATATCGAATCCGCCGTCGTCCATCCAGCTCATCGTGTGTTTCCCACCTTGTTGTTGAGCCCGTAGGCGATGTCTTCGATTTCCGCTGACGTGAAGTCCGCGAGGGTGATGTCTTGGATGCCGTCCACGAGGCTGGCGCTGCCGTCCTCATGGAGGCGGATGTAGAAGCCGCTTGATGCGAGCAGCAGGCTTCCTGTCTCGTGGAGCGTCGGCGGTTTTGGCGGGTTGAGTAGTTGGCTGGTCATTTCTGCGCTTCCTTGGCGATCGTGTCGATGATGACGTCCACGAGATCGGGCACGTCGAGGTCTATGCATCCGACGATGTGACCGAGCGAACGCCTTGCTTCGATTTCGTCCCACCCGTCGGCATAGGCCGGACGGATGGCGTCGCCCTCGTTCTCGAATTCACTGAATATCGCTTCCACGCAGGCTTTGCGCAGGTCTTTGTCGTGGGTCTTTATGTACATCAGTGCTCCTTTGGTGTGGCTTTCAGGCTTTGAATTGTTTGATGCTGTCGATCGGCTGGATGAGGAGCATGACGAGGTTTTCAGGTTCCATGTCGAGCATGGCCGCAGCTTTTTCGATTTCGTCCGTCGAGAGTGGCGTGTGGCCTTTGAGCCTGTTGTTGACGGCTCTGATTTCAAGGCCCCATGCTTTTGCTAGGTCTTTTGGTGTCTTGTCGTGTCTGGCGAGTTCCGCTTTGAGGTTTCTGGTGGCTGTTTCCGTCAGGCCGGCCATTCATCCTCCTCGATTCCCTGTTTGGTGAGGCATGCGCGCCAGTCGTGCCAGCCGGGGCCGCGCATGTGGCCGCACGGGTAGTGGTCGGGGGTCTTGGTCTTCTTGGTGCTCAACATCTCTTTTCCTTTCGACAGTTTTTACTCTACGCAAATTCGTAGATTGATGTCTATGAAATTGCATAGTTCTTTACAATTTGTACACAATGACTACGTAATTGGCTATAATGGAGGCATGGGTATGAAAGCAAACGAAGTGACCACATTCGCAAAACAGGTCATGCGAGAGTGCGTCAGGCTCCAAAAGGCAAGCGGCATGACCGTCAAAGATTTTGCCAAGGCCTGCGGCTTCGGCGAGGACTACTGGTACAAACGTCAGAACTTCACGCGCCCGCTCAACCTGAGTGACCTGGAACGCATCAGCGAAGTGACCGGCGTATCCATCGGAGACATCGTGATGGACTCCAAACGCCATGCCGTCGAAGCAGCCGAGAGGAAAGCGCAGGCAGGCAGTTACGGTCTTGCCGCCTATAACGCCGCTGGCAAGCAGGAGGCCATTAACGGAGAGGCTGGGCCGGATTACGACGAGCCTGCCTGACCTGCCCATCGACCGGCGCATGACCTACGGCGCCATGCGCCGCGCCATCATTGGCCTGCCCGTCACCGTATCCAGCGCCATACTGCCGGACGGACTATGGGGCTGCTACGACGCCGCGACCGAGGTGATACTGATCGACCGCAGACTCACGTACACGGCCAAACGGTGCACGCTGGTGCACGAGCTGTTGCATTGGCGGCATGGCGACACGTCATGTGACCATGTGGCACGGAGTCGCGAGGAGCATAGGGCAAGGCGCGAAACCGCCTTGACGCTGATAGACCCACTCCGCTACGGCATGCTGGAACAAATGTACGAAGGGAATTCGTGGAACATCTCCCAGGAACTGGAAGTGACCCAGCAGGTGCTCGGAGACTTCCGACTGGCAATGTCTGAGCGAGTCTGCATCATTTGAGCAATAGAATCAAGGAAAAAGAAGAAGGGAACAATCATGGCGAAGAGACCACAGCCAGCACCGGGCGCGATCTACACGTGCGAAAGGCTTGACGACCCGCTGTTCATGGGTATCCGCCTGTATGCCAATCGCCTGGAATTGGATGTCTGCACGACATACCTGCACCGGTACAAGAAGACCGAAGCATACCAGGTGAGCGACCTGCAGGGCGTGGTGTTGAAGAAACGCACGGTCACATGGAAATACAGTGCGTTGCGCTCACTGCCGCTGAAATTCAAGAAAGCCGAGGACGCTCAGGAATTCTACAATGCCGTGAACAGTCTCTAAAAGCATTAAGCCCCACAATCTGTGGGGCTTTTATATTGTCTTATACGGCTTTATAAAGCTTATATCCGCTTCAGGCGCTCGAATACCTGTGCCGTCTGTGCGGCATCGTCGGCGGCCCTATGCCGCTCCGTCTTGGCGATGCCGAAATAGCGGATGAGGTCGAGCAGCCTATGGCGGTCAAGCTGCGGCAAGAGTGTCTGAGAGATTTCCAGAGTGTCGTAGAAGCTGACGTCCGGCATGCCGGCACCCGATCTTTCGGCTTCGCGGGCGATGACCGGCAGGTCGAAGCGGCGAATATTGTGTCCTATCCACGTATCATGCCCGCAGAAAGCGTAGAACTTGGGTAGCGCTTTGTCGATGGTGGGTTTGCCTTTGACGTTCCGGTCGGTGATGCCGGTGATCTGCGTGACCTTGGCCGGTATCGGAATCTGCGGGTTGACGAGCTGGCTGAATGACGCGACCTTGCGCCCATGACGCATGCGCACCGCACCAAGCTCGATGATTCGAGCGCTTCTGCCTAATCCCGTGGTCTCGATGTCGATGGCCACGTAATCGTCGTAATCGGTTTCCGCGACGTTTCCCAGCTCCGTGTCGGCCGTCTCTGCCGTTTGCGTTGCCGTGGCGTCCGATGGGGCCTCCTGAGACGGTTCAGGGGCATTCTCCGCTTGATGCTTATGGCGCGGCTCAGGCTTAAGGAAGAGATGCATGAAAAGCCATGCAAGGAAGGCGAAGAGCAGGTCTGTCACAATGCTGGCCAACAAAGCATTATGGCCCGTGACGGTGGCGTAGATTCCATAGATCGTTTCCACAGCGCAGAACACCGACATGGCAAGGTAAATCAGTTTCTTCATTTTTCCCCTTCCTTCTCCTTGCTTCAAGCTACCGCAGATGGGGATTGAACGTGCCGATTCTTTCTTTTTTCGGCGCATTGCTGCCTTATAAAAAGAATGTTAATAACTGGTACGTCTTATATATGTATAACGTGGGTAATACCGTAGCAACGGTTTTTTGTTACTTTCGTTATATCCGTTGTATAAATTTGATTATACACTTGAGTGGTGCTATAGTTCAAAACATTAAATAAAAGCCCACGCGGTTGGTCAGAACCACGCGGGCAAGGAAAACCTAGGACGATTCTCCGTGCATCAGAATACCGCGAGGCATGGAGGGAAAGACGATGAAACCAATGGGATACAAGAACACCGACGCCTTCTACGAGCTCGCCAGTAAAGGACGCCTCGCATACCAGCGAGGTGACAACATCGGAGTCTACGCCATGGCGCAGCTCGTACTCGCATACATGTGCGACCAAACCTACGACTGGGACCGCGAACGCAACCAGCCACCCGAGAAGCTGCGCAAGGTCAACGCGCCATGCCGCTACTACACGCTCGGCTGGCGCTCCTTCTCCGACGATCATGGAATGGTGATGCTCACTCCGGAGCAATCCATGAGCGAAGACGCCGACAAAATCATGCGCAAGCGCGAACTCAACGCAAAGAAGCAATTCAGTGACGCCGCCGTATGGCTTCAGGAACGTGGCGTGATCAAGAAGCTGGAACCCGCCTCGCTCGGCAAGAACGCCGGCTTCCTACTCCTGCTTGGCGACGACGAGGAGAACCGGGCGGTGGAACGGTGGGCACGCCAATGCCTCGGACTACCAATGATCTGGTGA